TGGCTATCATGCAGGCGAAGAGGGGCGGCGCTGGCGCTGGTGATGCCGTTCCCAAGAAGAGCGGCGGCAAGGTCAGCAAGGCAAACTGGGAACACTCCAAGGCTGACTTGAAGCAGGACAAAAAGCTCTCCAAGAAGCACGGCATGTCGATGGAAAAGTGGGAGAAGTCCAAGCTTGATGGCAAGCATGACGCCCAGCAGTCCTCCAAGGGCTTGAAGGGCGGTGGCCGCGCCAAGAAGTTCGTCGGCGGTGGCATGCCCTATGAGGGCGCTAACTTCGGCATCCCGCAGGGTGTTGGCACCAGCAAGATGCGCCAGTTGACCGGCTACAAGAAGGGCGGTCGTGCTGGCAAGCAGGATGGCGGCGCTAATGAAGCTGACGGCTTCCTGCGCGACTACTACGCCAACACCATGACTGGCCGCACCCTTGATAAGGCCGCGCGGGCTATGGGCATGAAGAACCCCTACGCTGAAAGCGACAGCGTGGAGTACATGGACCCGAAGGTCATGCGCAAGGGCAAGGGCGACCGCCTGCCGGTTCGCAGCAACGACAAGTATGAGGATCGTCCGCTTGTCGAAGGCATGGATGCCCCTCCGTACAAGAAGGGCGGCAAGGTTGACCATTCGGCTCACAAGGCCATTGGTCACGCTGTCGGCGCTGCACTCCGTGCCTACAACGACCATGAGGATGAAGAGGCTGGCGAACGCAAGGAACGCAAGTCTGGTGGCCGCATTGGCAAGGCTAACGGCGGCGGCTTCGGTGGCTTTGGCGAGGACATGAACAACCCCAAGTCCAAGCCCATGAACTCTGGCGGCAAGAGCAAGACCCCGGTCGTTAACATCACGATCAACTCTGAGCCGAAGATGCCTATGGGTCCGGTTCCGGGTGGGCCGATCCCGCTTGGCGCTCCTCCCATGCCCCCTCCGGGCGCTCCCATGATGGGTCCTAGCATGGGCGCTCCGGGTGGCGCTCCCGGTGGACCTCCGGGCGGTGGCATGCCCCCCGGCCTGATGGAAGCTCTGGCTGGTGCTGGTGGCCCCGGTGGTCCCGGTGGAATGCCGCCCATGCCCCGCAAGTCTGGTGGCCGCACCAACCCCATGACGGCTGGCGCTGGCTCCGGTGAGGGCCGCCTTCAGAAGGCTGACTGGTATGGCGCTCGCGCTGCCCGTGCCGCTGGCGGCAAGATTGGCATGACTGCCGGTGCTGGCTCCGGTGTTGGCCGCAAGCAGAAGATTGACGCCTACGGGAAGAAGGCATACTGATAGATAGCCGCAGCGGACCTGTCGCCCCCGCGTCAGGAAAGTGGAAGCCCTCTGGGTTTCCTGCCGCTGCGGACCAAAAGATTGAGGCCGGGTGTAAAATCCCGGCCTTTTTTATATCTGGTGAATGAATTTTTACATTGCTTGTAAGTTAATGGATTTTGGTAACAACACTGGTTACCTACCAAGCATGGTGCAGACTTATGATACTTTTTGGCAGAAGATATTTGCAAAGAGGTTAGGCGAAGCGGCATCGCGTGAAAGCGAGCGCATCGTCACCGGAAATGCTGAAGATTTTGCTGACTATAAGTATCAGGCGGGCATCATCCGTGGCCTTAACATCGCCCACGATTTGATTGACGATGTTAACAGTGAAATCAACAAGGCAGAACAGGGGAGCAAGTAATGCCGTACATGCGTATGGAGCATTCGGACGATCCTGCGGAGTTGATCCGCAAGGAAATGGGCGACATCAACGACATTGAGATTTTCCATAACCAAGTCCTTGTCGCCATCTACATCCGCCCGGAAAAGACCAAGAGCGGACTGTATCTCTCAGCCCAGACGCGGGAAGAGGACAAGTATCAGGGCAAGGTTGGCCTCATCATCAAGAAGGGCGCTGATGCGTTTGTTGATGACAGCGGCAAGTGGTTCAAGGGCGTCAAGCTTGATGTTGGCAATTGGATTTACTTCCGCCCCAGCGATGGCTGGCAGATCACGGTTCACGGGCAGCTTTGCCGCATTCTGGATGACACTGATGTCCGTGGCCGCATCCCAGCACCTGACGCTGTTTGGTAGGAGATAAGTTAATGGCAGACGAAGAAGTTAAGACAGAAGAAGAAATCATCATCAAGGACGCACCGGAAAAGGCTGAAGCGCCTGAGCTGGAAGCGAATGATGAGATTACGCCTGATGTCGGCATTGAAGCCCTGAAAATTCAGCTTGAACAGGAGCGCATGGCTCGCGCTGACGCTGAAGGCAGAGCTAGGGCGGCAAGCGAACACGCTGCACGCGCGGGCGCGGAGGTGCAGGATAGCAACTTGCAGCTTATCGTTAGCGCGATTGATAGCGTTAACCGCACCAACTACATGCTGAAGCGCGACTATGCGGCGGCCATGTCGGCTGGCAACTTTGAACAGGCGGCTGAAATCCAGTCGCAGATGTCGATCAACGGGGCGAAGATGCTCCAGTTGGAGAATGGAAGGGCGGCACTTGAGCAACGGATTGCCAATCCCCCGCCAAGGCAGCAAGAAGCACCGCTGGACCCTGTCGAAGCCATCGCTTCCCAGTTGTCGCCCCGTTCTGCGGCGTGGGTCAGGGCGCATCCTGAGTGCGTCAAGGACAGGCGGCTGTACATGAAGATGGTTGGCGCGCACAACATCGCGGTCGCTGACGGTTTTCAGGCGGATACAGATGAGTATTTCTCTGAAATTGAGCGCCAGATGGGCTACCGCAAGCCCCAGACGGCGGTCGCACGCGAGGAAGCCGAAGAACCGACCTCAATGGCGGCCAAGCCCATGACCAGAAAGCCACAGCCGCCCGCCGCGCCCTCCTCTAGGACCGCTGGAAACGGCTCCGCAGGCCGCAACACGGTCACTTTGAACTCCGCAGAGCGTGAAATGGCGTCGATCATGGGCATGACGCCGGAAGAATACGCGAAAAACAAGGTTGCCCTGAAAAAAGAAGGGAAATTGCAGTGATGAGCGACGATAACATGCCCGAAATCGTGAAAAAGAAGCCCGGTCGGCCCGCAAAGGTCATTGAGGACATGCGTCCTGAGCCTGTTGGCGAGGTTCGTGAGGAAATGCGTGCATCCAAGCGCGAAGAAGACCCGCGTGCGCGTGCAGAGCGCAGGGCGGCTGAAATCCGACAGCATCTGAAGGGCGATACCAGCGATGGGGCGGATCGTTTCTTCGTTGATCCGCGCATTATCCCTGACGGATGGTCCTACGAATGGAAACGTAAGACCATTTGGGGCAAGGAAGACCCGGCACATGAAGTTGAACTGGCCCGTCAGGGCTGGGAAGCTGTTCCGGCAAGCCGCCACCCGCAGATGATGCCCAAGGGCAATTGGCAGACCATCGACCGTGACGGAATGGTGCTTATGGAGCGCCCGAAGGTGCTTACTGATGACATCCACAAGGAAAATCTCAGGAAGGCGCGTCTTCAGGTCCGGGCAAAGGAAGCCCAGCTTACTCAGGCACCGGAAGGCACATTTGAACGCGACGATCCGCGCGTCAGGCCCAGCATCAAGAAGTCCTTTGAGGCCATGCCGATAGAAGACTAAGTTAACGTGAGGGGCTAGTAACCGCCGTCTATTAACTTAGGCGGCGGTTTACTTTTGCCTATTGTCAAGTTGCAAGTTTTGTTTTACAAACATTCCATTCCTTCCCGGCGAAGGATTAACCTTCGTTTGATTGTCCTACGACCCGGTGTCGTTTTGTGATGATCGTCCTCTAGGAGAAGACCGGGATGGCTAACACCAACGCTCCCTTCGGTTTCCGCCAGTACAGTGGTACTGGTTCTGCGCCGACATACGAACAGACCGTTCGTAAGATCGCGTCCAACAACACGACCGCCATTTTCTTTGGCGATGCTGTGATCCCGCTCAACACTGGTTACATTGCTCAGGCTACCGCCAGCACTGTCCAGCTTGCTGGCATTTTTGCTGGCTGCAAGTACGTTTCTACTTCGCAGAAGCGCACGACTTGGTCGAATTACTGGCCGGGTTCTGACGCCACTGGCGATGTTGAAGCCTATGTCATTGATGACCCGAATGCCAAGTTCTTGGTTCAGGCTGGCGGAACGGCTGTGACGCTTGCTGATGTCGGCAACAACATTCAGCTTAATGTCGGCACAGGCAACACTGCCACTGGCATTTCTGGCATGTATGCAGAATCGGTCAACACGACTATTACGCTGCCCTTCAAGGTTGTAGGTCTGGTGGAATCCCCTCCGGGCGCTAACGGCACGGACGCGGCATCTGCCTACAACCAGATCATCGTGCAGTTCAACAACACCGCAGCCCGCGCCAATGGTGCTGGCCCTGTCGGCATCTAAGGAGTAATGACCAATGGCTGTTAACCTTAGTGCCATCAAAGACCTTCTCCTGCCGGGACTTCGCGGCATTGAAGGCAAGTACGAACAGATTCCGTCCCAGTACGACAAGATTTTCACCAAGCACGAAAGCCGCATGGCTCTGGAGCGCACTGCTGAAATGCGCTATCTGGGTCTTGCCCAGCTTAAGACCGAAGGCGGACAGACCGCTTTCGACAACGGCGCTGGTGAGCGTTATGTCTACAATCAGGAACACACGGAAATCGCCCTTGGCTATGCGATCACTCGCAAGGCCATTGATGACAACCTGTACAAGACACAGTTCCAGCCGTCTAACCTTGGCCTGATTGAGTCCTTCAATCAGACGAAGGAAATCTACGGCGCGAACGTCATCAACACTTCGACAACGTACAATGCGTCTGTCGGCGGTGACGGTGTCGCTCTTGTCGCCACCAATCACCCGATTGATGGCGGCACGGTTGCCAACCGTCCTGCAACTGACGTTGAACTGAACGAAGCGACCCTGCTTGCGGGCATGATCGCCATCCGTACAGCTTTCAAGGATCAGGCCGGTCTTAAGGTGTTCGCTCGCGCTCGCAAGTTGCTGGTTCCCCCGCAGCTTGAGCCGGTCGCGATCCGCCTCACAAAGTCTGAACTGCGCCCCGGTACAGCGGATAACGATGTCAATGCGATCATCAGCACTTCGGGCGGTCTGCCTGAAGGCTACATGACCAACGACTTCCTCACATCCGCCACAGCTTGGTTCCTTCTCACCAACATCGACGGCCTCTCCTACATGGAGCGCGTCAAGTTTGAGACGGACATGCAGGTTGACTTTGTAACGGACAATTTGCTGGTCAAGGGGTATGAAAGATACTCCTTCGGCTATTATAATTTCCGGAGCATCTGGGGCAGCCTTCCTACCTAATTGATTTAATTAGGTTTTGAGGTTTTACACAGACACCTCTTGAAAAGATAAGTCCTCCGGTGTATCGGTTAAAAGCCAAACATCGGAGGATTTTTTTTATGCAAGGCAAAGCAAAGATACCTGATTTTACTCATCAGGATGTTTTAGACGCGCTTGAATATAATCCCGCCACTGGGGTGTTTAAGTGGAAAATCCGCCCTAGTAAAAACATTGCTCCCGGTTCTCAAGCTGGCGGCAACTTAAAGGGCAACGGATATCGCTACATAAGCTTTAGGGGTCATGAGCTTACTGAGGGTAGGCTGGCATGGTTTTACGTGACTGGCGAATGGCCTGAGCGCCGCATTCGTTATAAAAATGGAAAACCAGATGATAGCCGCTTTGAGAACATGACTTTGTTCAATGGCATTGGCGGTGAATACAACCATAAAACACGCGAAGGGCGTAATCAGTATCTTCGCCAGTATAGGAAAGCTTCTCCAGAACTTGAGAAGGCGCGTGCATTGCGGGCTGATTTTGGTATTTCCTTAGAGAAATACAATCAAATGTTAGAAGCTCAAATCGGACTGTGCGCGATTTGCAAACAACCAGAAACCCACAAAAGAGACGGAAAAGTTAAGGCCCTTGCCGTTGACCACCATCATGGAACTGGGAAAATTCGTGGCCTTCTTTGCTCTGATTGCAACACCGGAATTGGCAAGCTAAAGGACGATGTTAACGTACTAAGCAACGCCATTGACTACTTGCGCAAGCACAACATTGATGATACCAATTAGGAGGCGGCTAAAACCGTCTCCTTTCTGGTGTAACTTGCTGTACCGACCGTACCAGCGGACTTTGCACAGACGGTACAGCGCAAGTGCAAGGAGGTTCCTGTGGGAACTACCACCTTTTCGGGGCCGATCAAGGCAGGCCCCATTCAGAACACCAGTGGCACGACCCTTGGCCGGGATGTGAAGAACACCGGTTTTGTTGTCATGTCTCAGGTTGTCGCGATCACTCAGGCGGGTACTGCAACAGCCCTTGGGACGCGAATTGTCCTTCCGGTAAACAGCCACATCCTGAACATCCAGTTGCTTGCCACTGTCGCATGGACTGGTGCCGCCACAACTCTTAGCGTTGGAACTAGCGCAACCTCCACGGAACTTGTTTCTGCTGGTGCTGGTGGCGCGATTGGTCTGTCCGCGCTGACACCCGGAACGGATGCAACACGCACCGCGAACTGGGATGACACAGGGACAGCGGACAAGCGCATTTTTGTCCTTTCCGCAAACACTGGCTCTGGTGTTGGCACCCTGACGGTGCGCTACATTCAGGCTCACGATTCGTAATTCTCACAAAAGGAACTGAGAAAATGGAAAAGATGAAGGGCGTTGCCCCGAAGAAGAATACCCCGGAACTTGTTGCCGGTAACAAGGACGTTGTCGCTGCGGCCCGCAAGATGCGGAAGTCCGGTGGCAAGGCCATGAAGGACATGGGCAAGATGGGTGGCAAGATGGCCGCCATGCGCGGTGATCGCAAGGCCCGCAAGTCTGGCGGCATGTGTTCGTCGGATTGGTCTGCGGCTCAGGGCGAAGGCCAGAAGCCGCGCGGCTAAACAGTTCTGCGCAGTCTCAGGCCCTCCCCTGCTGGCTGTTCAGAAACCCCGTGGTTGGGGGATTGGGCGGGGTGTTATCTGACATCCCGTCCTTTTTCTTAGGAGACGGCAATGGTTAATTTGTCTGTTGGTCGCGGTGCTGCTGGACGGCCTTACCCAAATGCGGTAGACAATATCGCAGTATCTCGCTCTTCCAAGAAAGGCTAAGTTATGCGCGCCATTTCAGCTACGGTTGGTCCTCTTGCTACGGCAAGCGGTAACAATGTTTGCCTTTCCCAGACCCCTGCCGGTGCCGGTGCGCTTACGCTGAACGGCGCTGCTGTCGTGAGTGGTGTGGCTATTCTGGACACTGCCCGCCGCGTTGTAGTCACATCCGCAGCAAACGAAACGGGCCGCACGTTTACCATCACCGGAGCGTCCTACAACGGGCGGGTTCAGTCTGAGACGATCACTGGCGCTAACGCTAGCGCTTCGCAGTCTGCGCTGGACTACAAGACGGTTACATCAGTGACGATCAACGGCGTGGCCTCTGGCGCGATTACTGTAGGCACGAACACGGTGGCTTCCACACGCTGGCTCCGCCTTGATGAGTGGGCGCATGCTCAGGTTTCCATCCAGTGCGATGTGACCGGAAGCGTGATCTACACAGTCCAGCAGACGCTGGATGACCCGAATGATCCGACCAATCCGGTTGCGCTGAGCGCGGTTAACTGGGTTGATCATGCTGACGCACAGCTTGTTAACGCCACGGCTACAAAGCAGGGCAACTACGGTTATGTCCCGCTGTATGGCCGCGTGACGCTTGCAAGCGGAACTGGTTCTGTCACACTGACGCTGGTTCAGGCTGGCAGCGTAGCCAAGTAATCTGAGGGCGGGATGTCGGGTCTTTACACTGGTGCAAATGGGCTTTGGGGCGGTCAGGTCGGCCTTAAGTACGGTGTGGGCCTCTCCACTGGCTCAGGTTTCAGTGCTGACAGTGGCGGCGACTCTCCTAATCCTCCTGTCCCGCCCAGCGATCTGATCGGCAATGAGTGGCAGGGGATGTCTCTGGACTTCCTCACCAACACTTATCAGGTCCGCATTGCTACAGGCTCTGAACAGCTTACTGGCTCTGGCCCATACACTGTAGAGGTGTCTCTGGGCATTGACTTCACACAGAACAATTACACGATGGTGGTCTAAATGGTTACGACAACAACCGGCATCGCAACAAGCTACATCCAGTTCACACGCGCATCGAACGCGACAGTCACCAACAATGTCGGCAACATTGCTTGGGCGGGCCATAATTTGCTGACGAACAGCGAAAGTTTTGATGCGGCGGCGTGGACGAAGGTTGGCGTAACAGTTACCGCCGCAAATGGCGCAGTCGCCCCAAACGGAACGACTACAGCAGACACAATAACTTTGGGCGCTGGTACTGCTGTTAAGGTTGTCTACCAGACAATAGCGTCTACCGACGCTCAGTGTGCTATTGGGTTTTACGTTAAGATAGCAAGTGGAACTGTAAGATACGTTCAGTTGCTACAGAATATTGATGTCCAATCTTACGCGAATTTTGACATCACTGGTAACGCTGTAGGCACCAAGGGAACCAATACGCCAGCCAGCGCAATCACAAGCGTAGGAGCCAACTGGTACTATATCACGGCTACGTTTTCTGGCGCAGGAAGTGGTGCATGGATACAAGTTGTAGACGGTACAAGTTCCTCATATAGCCCTTCTACATCAGCTACTGGCACGTTCCACCTCTGGGGCGCATCCCTCTACCGCTCAGACCTTGGCGGCATGGTATTCAACCCTGCCCAGCCTGCTGGCTTTGGAACGTATTACCCAACGACCCCTCCGAATTTGCTGGGTTATACGCAAGATTTCAACAATGCGTATTGGCTCAAGTACGCCGTTGCAGTTCCCGCTACTAAGTACGCTGATCCTTTTGGAGGTACAACCGCCAACCTACTTTATCCGACACTCGCCCTCGCTGCCGCATTGTATAAAGGAGGGTTTCCTTCTGTTAGCAAGACGCATAGTTATTATGTTAAGTCTGCCGGGAAGTCGTGGGTCTGTATTTGGAAAGAAGACGTAACCGGAGGCGCTGCATGGTTTAATCTTTCGACAGGTCTTGTAGGGACAGTTGCTGCGGGGTACACTGCATCTGGTCCAGTATTGATTGGAAATGGTTGGTATCGCTGTTCTGTGACATCAACCAGCGGATTTAGTCAGTATACCGCGATTAGCGCCGTAGATGCTGATAACTCAACTACGCCAATCCCCAACGGAACAGACGGCATTTACATCTGGGGCGCACAGTTATCCGACAGCGCATCTCTGGACGCCTACTCCCCCGTATACGGAGCCGCTGTAACTTCCTCTGCCTACTACGCTCCCCGCCTAGATTATTCCCCGACCACAATCCAGCCCTTGGGAATTCTGGTTGAGGAGCAGAGGACCAACATTGTTCTTAACAGCGCGGCATTTGACGCAGCATCGTGGACTAAAACAAACTTAAACACAACGGGAACGCCCGCTTGGATAAACGCTGAGAGCGCCCCTGATGGTACTGTGACTGCGGAAAAGCTAATCGCGAATACTGTTGCAGATCGGCATATTGTCACTTCTGCTGATATAGCCGCAGGGACTTATACTTGGTCTGTCTTCATGAAAGCAGGAGGTAGGCCCCGTGGTTTCATTTCAGCATACACGCCTACAGATGCGTACAAAGTAGGCACGATTTTTGAGCTTTCTGGTGCTGGTAGCATTGTATCGCAAGTTGCTGGCTCCAACTCAACAATTACGGCATTGAGCAACAGTTGGTATCGTTGCACTGTAACCACGACACTCACAAGTGGAACAGTGTTTGGCGGTATGCAAATCGGTCCAAACTTAGGCGGCGGGGTTGTCGAAGCTACCGCTGGCAACAATGTTGATGGCATTTACGTTTGGGGCGCACAGCTTGAGGCCAACGCCTCCTTCGCCACCAGCTATATTCCAACGGGCGCATCAACCGTCACCCGTTCTGCTGACGTAGCCAGCGTCAGCACGCAAGCGTTTCCGTATAGCCAAGGCGTTGGTAGTCTTGTTGTGGCTGTTGCTAACATGCCCACGGTCAACCAAACAGCTATGATTTCCGGCTTTAATACTTCTACGTATTCTAATGCCATCCAGTTTTACAAAAACAACGCCACTAATACCGGTGCTGGCGGCAACTTTACTGTGCTGATGTTTGATGGTGTTGATACAAGCCTCTCATTAGCAACAAGTGCCAACGATGGCAATCAACACAAGCTAGGCATGGCATGGAACTCATCTGGTGTTTCAGGTGTGGCTGATGGCGGCACGGTGCAAAGCGGTACATATCGCAATGCCCAGCCGACACAGTTGGAAATTGGGGGGATAAACGGTAGTAGTTGCATCAACGGCCACATCCGCCAGATCACCTATCTGCCGCGCCGCATAACCAACGCCGAACTCCAGACCCGCACGACTTAAGGAGACACCATGATTTACGACCTTATGTACAAGTCCACGACGAAAGCTACATGGGACGCATTCACTCTGTCCTCTGGGCTTGTCGTGGATCAGGATGGCTCAGTATATCCCGCAGAGAACGTGCTGATTGATGAGATTGGCCCGATTGTCACAGAGCCAGCCGTTTACGATGAAGACGGTGACCTTTTGACCCCGGCAGTTATTGACGAAAGCTGGCATGTTAATGTCCGCCTTATTGGCGAAGGCTTTGACATCCCTGAACTGGCGGCGGGCGACGAAGATACGGAATGGATCGACCCAGCCTTAGTCACCGTTCCTAACCGCATTTGGGCTGGCGGCATGAACTACTGGGTTCCGGCAGTTTCTGAATAACCACACTAACCAACCACACAGGGGAAACCATGATTAAGCTTGAACTGACGATGGATGAAGCAAACGCTATGGCTAACCTTCTTGACCTTGCTGTCAAGGCTGGCGGCATTCGCGTTGCCGGTGCCGCATCTGAGTTTATGCGCCGCCTTGAAGAGGCTTCAAAGGAAGCTTCCCAAGAAATGAAGGATGACAACTAATGGCTTTGTCTTACTCTTGGAGCTTTCCAGTCCTTGACGTTATTTACGATGAGGGCGGCCTTGATAACGTAGTAACGACTGTACACTGGGTCTACACGGCTCAGGATGAGACATACTCTGCGCAGTCCTACGGCACGGTTTCACTGGCTCCTCCGGGCCAGCCGTTCATCAGTTACGATGACTTGACCGAAGAAATCGTGACTGGTTGGGTTGTAAGTGCTATGGGTGCTGAACAGGTTTCCGCTATGGATGCATCTCTGGCGGCCCAGATTAACGCTCAAAAGAACCCGACTGGCGGGCCGCTTCCTCCCCCTTGGTCGCAGTGAGGTCAGGCTATGACAACCAGCGGAACGTATGCATATAACCCGTCGATTGGCGAAGTTGTGTTGTATGCCTTTAATCTCTGTCAGGTCCGCTCAACGTCAATTGCTCAGGAACACCTGAACAGCGCGCGGCAGGCCATGAACATGATGCTGTCGCGCTGGAGCAATATGGGACCTGACCTGTGGAAGGTTGATACAGTAACTATCACGCTTCAGGCGGGTGTTTCTACTTACTCTGTTCCCGCTGACACAGTCATGATCCTTGATATGTACGCCCGCACTCCCAGCGGCACGACGAACACGGATCGCATCATGATGCCCATCAGCCGCTCTGAGTATGCCAGCTACCCCAACAAGCTTCAGCAGGGCTTTCCGACCGTGTTCTGGTTCGACCGCCTGATCAGCCCGACAGTGACCGTCTGGCCCGTCCCGGACGGCTCTGGAAGCCCCACGACGATCACATACTACCGCGTGACACAAGTTCAGGATGCAAACCTTCCGGGCGGCGAAACGATTGACGTTCCGTACCGCTGGCTGGACGCATTTGCCAATGGCCTTGCTTATTACCTTGCCCGCATCTGGCAACCCCAGTTGGTCGGACAGTTGAAGCAGGAGGCGGATGAGGCTTACATGATCGCCGCCAATCAGGATACGGAGAACGTCTCTGTGTTTATAAGCCCGCAGATACAGGGTTATTTCAGGTAAGAATATGCGCCCTCATGGAAGAGCAAAGGTAAGTACAAGAAGCCCTGAAGCGTTCGCAATCTGCGATAATTGCGGCTTCCTGTACAACCACTCTGAGTTGCGCTTTCAATTCCAGTGGGCGGGCAATAAGCTTGTCAACCTTCGCCAGCTTGTGTGCCGCCGTTGCAACGACATCCCGCAGACCCAGCTTCGGGCGATCATTCTTCCCGCTGATCCCATGCCGGTCGCAAACCCACGCCCCCAAAACTATCAGGCGGCGACCACTGACAACCGCACGATATCGGGCCAGAACACGGTTGACACGCGCACTGGCATCCCGATCATTGGCACCACCATGCGTATCACTGAGGATGACGATCACCGCGTCACCCAGCAGACCGGCGCTCCCAATGGAAGCCTGAATGAGCTTCCGGGTACTGACCCGAACGCGATCACCTACCGCACGATCAGCAATGCCATTGGCAACGGATCGGGCCGCATCCGCCTGACTGTTAACACGACAAGCGGCATGATCACGGGCCAGAATGTAACTATTGGCGATGTAGTCGGCACTACAGAGGCCAATGGCAATTGGACGATTACAGTGATTAACTTGACAACTGTTGACCTAGATAATTCTACATTTACCAATGTTTATTCCAGTGGCGGATATATTGTGAATAATCCTGCATTGCCGTATGGTTTCACTGAAATTCCGAAGACAGGACCGCTCTGATGGCAAACGTCCAAATCCCGAATCTGCCCGTAGCTACATCTCTCAGCGGCACTGAACAGGTTGAGATCGTACAGGCTGGCACATCAGTCCGCACGACCACGGGGCAGATCGCAGGGCTTCAGGCGGGTCCGACAGGCGTCACAGGTCCGCAAGGTTTGACCGGCCCGACCGGCCCGACAGGTGTCACGGGTGCTACAGGCTCCACTGGCCCGTCTGGCTTGGTTGGCCCCACGGGCGTCACAGGCCCCGTGGGCGTGACAGGTGTGACGGGACCGACAGGCGTCACGGGTGCCTCTGGCACGCCCGGAACGAACGGCGCTGTGGGCGCTACTGGACCGACCGGCCCGACAGGCATCACAGGAGCTACTGGCGTTCAGGGTCCGACAGGTATTACAGGCCCCACTGGTCCGGTAGGCCCCACGGGCGCGACTGGCCTTACCGGCGCTGTTGGCGTGACCGGCGTGACTGGCCCCACGGGTCCGGTTGGCGTAACGGGTCCAACGGGCGTTCAGGGCCTGACTGGCGTCACAGGTCCGTCCGGTCCTGCCGGTGTTACTGGCGTGGCAGGCCCGACTGGCCCGACTGGACCGCAGGGTTCTCAAGGCGCTGTTGGCCCCACAGGCGTCACAGGGCCATCTGGACCCGCTGGCGCGACAGGCTTGCAGGGCGTTGCTGGCCCGACAGGTGCTACTGGCATCACAGGTCCGACCGGCCCCACAGGCCCCGCTGGCGTCACTGGCGTCACTGGTCCGTCTGGAGTTACTGGTCCCAATGGCGCTACAGGCGCTACTGGACCCACGGGTGCTACTGGCCCGACATTGAACCCGGCTGGCTCCTACAACTCCCTCACGGGGTACAATCGCGGCGATCTGGTCAGCTACAACGGCTACCTGTACGCATCCATTGTAAACAGTAACTACAACAACACTCCGTCTGGCACGACATCCAACACGGCGTACTGGCAGTACATCCCGTCCAACACGATCACAGTTGGCGGCTCTAACACTCAGGTTCTGTACAACAATGCTGGCACGGTTGGCGGTTCCGCTAACTTCGTGTTCAACGGCACGAATGCAGCGGTTGGCACGACGATTGGCGCAAGCCGCCTTACGGTTGTTGGCGGCACCCGCACTGACAACATCACCACTGATACGGAACTTGACTACAACTACAACGCTGCGGCTGCGCCGTTGCCCGCGCCTACGCTGAACTTGAACTTTGCTATGTCTGAGACTGTTGACCCGCGCATCACATTCACGCGCGCATCGACCGCCACGTTTGTTGGTTCCAATGGTTTGATCCAGACCGCGCAGACCAACATTCCGCGCATAGACTTCAACCCATCAACATTTGAGTGCCTTGGGCTTCTGATTGAAGAATCTAGGACCAATTTGGTGCTTTACTCCGCGCAGTTTGATGTCTCTGCAAATTGGGCTGCTGCTGCTGGTGTTACTATCTCGCCAAACACTGATGTTTCACCAGAAGGAACATTGACGGCAGACACAATGACAAGCAGCGCAGGAAATCAAATAACCCAAGATGTTCTTCCTATTGCAAACACGATCTATACCAACAGCCTTTACTATAAAAAGACGATAGGAGCGACTTATCAACCCGGCCATTATTTGTATTTTTATGGGGGAACCAGTGTTATCTATGTTGTGCGCCTTAATACGGACACGGGAGCAGCAACCCCAATTACTGGTGTAGGTTACACCGCCCCTGTAAGCTATTCAGTTACTTCAGTTGGCAACTACTGGCGGCTTTCCGTCACAGGAAACTCAGGAAATAACCCTAGCGGGCGGCTTACGATGTACCCCAACATGACTGCCGGGGGCGGCATAGCGGCTGGTTCGCAGATCATCTGGGGCGCGCAATTTGAAGCCGGTGCCTTCCCCACCAGCTACATCCCTACAGTCGCATCTACTGTCACAAGAAGTGCTGATATAGCAAGCATATTGACCAGCGCGTTTCCATATATTCAAGGCACAGGCACCATCGTTGCAAGCAACCAATCTTTGCCGCAGATGACTGGATCGTTCATTAGCGTTGCGTCTCTTGCGAGCGGGGTTGACGAAAACAATTTTACTGCTGTTGGATACCAAGGTACGGGAGCAACAACTCGCTTACTTGTTATTAACGGAGGTTCTGTTCAGGCTGATTTGTCTCCATCCGGCGCGTCTGCATCAACGTCAAACAAGCTTGGTCTTGCATTCGCGCCTAATGACTTCTCTGCGGTAGTAAACGGTGGAACTGTGGCGACTGACTCCGCAGGCTCTGCGCCTGTTGCTACGGGGCTTTTTATGGGCGCGTCATCGGCTCAAGGCATAAGCCGTTTCAGCGGCCACATCCGCCAAATAACATACTACCCAGTTCGCGCTACCAACGCCCAGCTTCAAGCCCTGACCTCCTAAAATAAGGCACACACAATGGTTAAGCTTATCGGTACAGGCGGCAATCAGGCTCCCACAAACAACATGCTGGGCAACATGGCCTTCCAGAACAAGGAAGGCGTTGCCATTGACTTGCTTGGTCTTGCTGCTGGCACTGCGGCGGCACCTTCACTGATCCCGACAGGTGACCCGAATACTGGTGTATGGTTCCCGGCTGCTGACACTGTTGCCGTAAGCACTGGCGGCACTGAGCGACTGCGCGTCAATAGCTCAGGCGATGTCGGTGTTGGAACCAGCAGCCCAGCCGCTGGTTACAGGATGGACATTCAGGCAAGTTCTGGCCGCATGCGCCTAACCTCAACAACTGGAACCAATACTACCGATTTTCAGTTCATAAACACAGGCGGGACGCTTTATTCCGGGATTGATAGTAGCGCGGGTGGCATCTCTGGTGCTGCCTATGCTGGGCTTATGTGGCACAGTGGTGCGTACCCACTTGTGTTTGGGACGAACAATTCTGCCCGTATGAGGATTGATAGTTCTGGAAGGGTAGGTGTAGGTACAACCAGCCCATCAGCGAAACTAGATATTAGCACCAATTTTTCTTCTGATAATATTGGTGCAAACATATATCTTGTGGGTGTCTCAGGCGGCGCTTCTGGAAGTGTCTATGGTTTGAAAGTTTCGACTGGCTCTTCAAATAATGCTTCAGCACTATATGGTGTGTATAGTGACATCAACTATACAAACAGCCAGACAAACTACGGGGGTTATTTTTCCGCGCGTGAAGTATACACCACATCATACGGAATATTTGCCCTTGGAACTCAGCCTGATTTAAATGGCGGCGGAATTTCTTATGGGGGTTATTTTCGCGCAGCTTCTGTTAATGCTGGTGCTGCGGGAAGTACTTACGCCGCTCGCGTAGAAAATACTGCGACTTCCGGTGCCGCCGCTTATGGGCTTGTTGTAAGCACAGTGGCCGGTGCAAACTCTATTATTCCATTTCAGGCTTTGCATGCTGGCTCTGAAATCATGCGACTTACCAGCACTGGTAGACTTGGAATTGGCACAACATCTCCAAATTCTCTTCTTGAAGTAAGGGGAACTTCAACATCTTTTGATGGATACATTCAGGTAACCGCACCCGCTGGTGGCGGCGGCGCGAGAACACCAGCAATTCTTTTGAAAGATGAATATTACGCTTATCAGGGCGGTCTTACTGGTAATCATATTGCTTCTGTTTATGCTGGGCTAAACCTTGAATTAGCTAGTTCTTCTACAGACGTTTACACATCAAGATCAAAAATCACAATTGGTATAGGCGCAAATCCCGGGTTTGTTGTTTCTAACTCATCAAATAAGGGCGTAAGCTATACAGACGCAATGATTTTAAATGGCAATAACAACCTTGGTCTTGGCACAAGTACTTTTGGAAGTTCAGCTATAAAGGTTATGGCGATTGGCAGCGGGACTGCTCCAACAACAGGACCGGCAGATACAATCCAGATATATTCTTCTGATTTGTCTGCTGGCAACACTATGCTTTCCATCTTCACAGAGGGAACAACTGTAAACGCAAACGCTACTGCGGCGGCCACACACCGCATAGCTATCCGCGTCAACGGAACTGTTTACTATCTGTTGGCAAACACCTCTGCGTAATTTGGGTGTTTGTTACACGGAAATTTAACTGTATCGGAGGGGATACATGAGATTCCATATTTGTGCTTTGCCACACACTCAAACTACGACTGATTATGTATCGTGTGCATACACCGCCAAGGTAATTGGCTTCTGCCGCATGATGAAGGATCGCGGACACACGGTCTTTCTGTACGGTGGTGAGGAAAACCAAGCACCATGCGATGAACATATCGTGTGCGTCTCTGAGGCTAACCGGGCGGCGCATGTTGGTGACAAGCACTTCACATCAGCCAGCTTCGATTACAATCTGCCGTTCTGGGTTAACGCAAACGCTAAAATGGCGGCTGAGATAGCCAAGCGCGCCAGCCCGCACGACTTCATCTGCATAATTGGCGGCTATGCCCAGAAGCAGATTGCTGATGCCCTGCCGAACATGATGGCTGTTGAATTTGGCGTTGGCTACGGCGGCACCTTCTCCAAGTACCGCGTGTTTGAGAGCTACGCATGGATGCACACATGCTACGGGGCGGCAACGATGGGCAAGCCTCACGATGCTGACGGTAGCTGGTGGGACGCTGTAATTCCGGGATACCTAGACCCCGCCATGTTCCCCTTCAGTGCGGAGAAGGAAGACTACTACCTCTTCATTGGCCGCCTAGTGGATCGCAAGGGCTACAGGATCGCGGCGGATGTCTGCTTCGACCTTGGCAAGAAGCTTGTCGTTGCCGGTCAGGGTGATCCTCCTGTGGGCTGTGAGTATGTCGGCGTAGTAGGGCCGGAAGAGCGCGGCTTACTTATGTCGCGTGCTAAGGCAGTATTTGTACCTACTATTTACATTGAGCCATTTGGCAATGTTAACGTGGAAGCTCAGGCATGCGGCACGCCGGTTATCACGACTGATTGGGGCGCGTTCACGGAGACAGTCATAGACGGTGTTACCGGCTTCCGGTGCCGCACGTTTGGAGAGTTTAAGCGGGCGGCTCAGGACGTTGAAAGGCTTGACCCCCGCGCAATCCGTGAGCGCGCTGTGAACCTGTACAGTCTGGATGTAATTGGCAAGAAATACGAAGAGTACTTTGAGCGGCTTTTACATTTGTGGGACAAGGGCTGGTATGAGGGAAGGGAATTTGGGGTCTAATGGCCCCCTTTTCTTTGACGATAAATTGATATAGAAAATGCCGATAGGGCAGCTAAACTCTGCAATGTTAACACAATGAATTGTGGATTGCGCAATGGGGCAAGAATTACAGCGGGAACAGTGGCACCTTGATAAGAGGGTTCCAATTGGAATTATCTTTGCCCTTCTTATCCAGACAATTACATTTTTTACTATTGCCGCCGCATGGAAAACGTCTGTTGACGGTCGGATCGACAGACTGGAGGAAATCGCTGTTGACAGCACGAAACAGGGCGACCGCATCCTCATCCTTGAACAGAAGTTTAATTATATAGTTGATAGCTTGGCCCGCATCGAAAAAAAGCTAGACATCGTTGATAGCGGGAAAACCAAATGAACCTTCCCGCGCAGTACAAGTGGCTTTCAAAAGAGCCGGGTCCGCGCATCCTTGTGGAGGGTCTTAAGACCTACGGAACCATTGAGACGCCGGGTTCCGGCAATAATCCCAGCATTATCCAGTGGGCCAAGGATGTCGGCCTGAGCCGGGTTTACAAGGAGGATGCCACCGCGTGGTGTGGCTTGTGGATGGCTTACGTTGCCCTTCAGGCTGGATGGGAGCCGCCTCTTAATCCTCTATGGGCGCGCAATTGGCTTAACTTCGGCACCCCGCAGAAGAAGGCGGGACTTGGTGACGTTCTGGTGTTCTCTCGTGGCAATAGCGGCCACGTTGGCGAGTATGTGGGCGAGGACGATACCGCATACCATGTGCTTGGCGGAAACCAGTCCGACCGTGTAATGTTCAAACGCATTGCGAAAAACCGCCTTCTGGGTATTCGTCGCTGCCCTTGGCGGGTTAACCAGCCCGGAAACATCAGGGCTGTTACACTTGCGGCAAACGGTTCGCTTTCGCAAAATGAAGCATAGGAGACATTAACATGAACATGACTGCGCACAAGGCACTCGCCGCCTTCCTGACAAGCCTTCTGGCCCTTGTTGGCCTCTTTGGCGTTTCTACCGGCTGGGTTACGCCCACCATGATCGACTCCGTTTCTGTCATTGGCGGCGCTCTCTTGACCGCTGTTGTGACCTACATGGTGCCTAACCAGCCCAAGGTATGAATTGGCTTGAGATAGCCGCCATAGTCGTTCTCCTCATGGGGATCGGCGCTGGCGGCTACCTTGTTGCCCAGCGGCCTGCGTTTTGGGTTGGGTTGGGTTCTGTTTTGTTCAAAGCTGTCTGGCCCCATATCCTGAAATACGTTTCCGCCAGAATGACGCCCGAACAGGAAAAAGAGTTCCATGATTGCGTTAAGCGTGGCGGCGAATGGGACGGCTTCAGAAAGAAGTGTCGGATCAAGTAACATGGGCTTCGCAACAATATAAAGCTGTGGTAAAACAGCAATAAGAAGTTAATGAGGGCGTCCAATGGCTGGTTTGACTTACGCTACTTATAAAACAGCACTGGCTACGCTTTCGGTTGTTCCTGAAACTGACCCGAATTGGCTGGCTGTACTTCCTGACGCGATTGATTACGCCGAACTCCGCATCTACCGTGACCTTGATCTTCTTTCGACCGTCCAGACCCTGTCAACATTCGCCACGACCGCCAATGCCTCAAAGGTCCAGTTGACGGCGGGAACCTTCGTCACGCTCCAGAATGTTAACGTCATCTCCCCGGCTGGAACCACGGTCCCGGACAGCGGCACGCGGAACCCGGTCCTTCCTGTCTCCAAGGAATACATCCAGTATTCTTGGCCCAGTTCCACCAACGCTGGCATCCCGAAATACTTTGCGATGATTGATGAGCGCACATTCTCCTTGGGACCGTGGCCTGACGCCGCCTACACCCTTGAGATCGTCGGAACCTATCGTCCGCCGACCCTGTCATCCGTAGATACTACTACGTTTATTTCCCAGTATCTGCCTGACCTGTTCCTGATGGCGTCCATGATCTTCGTCAGCGGATACCAGCGCAACTTTGGCCGCCAGAGCGATGACCCAGCAATGGCTCAGTCTTATGAGAGCCAGTACCAAGCCCTCCTGCGCGGCGCGACTGTTGAGGAATATAGAAAAAAATTCCAAGCCTCTGGATGGACATCCCTGTCTCCATCACCTGTTGCCACACCGGGGAGGGGTTAGTGTATTACATTTATGAACACTGGCGGCCTGATCGTGATGAACCTTTTTATGTTGGGAAGGGGCGTGGATATCGCGCAAATTTAATGGCGCGTAGAAACCCCCACCATACCGCCATTCAAAAAAAGCTTCATCGTCTTGGTATGGCAGTAGAAGTGCGAATTATTTTTTCAAATTTAACTGAAGAAGAAGCTTACCAGATAGAAATTGAACGGATTGCTATGTGGCAAGCCGCTGGAATTGATTTAGCTAATAAAACTATAGGTGGAGAAGGCGTACCGGGACTTGTTTTCTCCAAGGAACATAGAGAAAAAATTGGAAATACTTGGCGCGGCAAAAAAAGACCGCCAATGTCAGAAGAACAAAAAAGAAAAATATCCCTTTCTAAAAAGGGGCAAAAAACGCGGCTTGGAGCAAAGCTTTCAGCCGAAACAAAAGAGAAAATTGCTGCATCAAGGCGGGGAAAATCAAGTTGGGCCAAAGGCATCCCAAAGTCGCCTGAGGTAAGAGAGAAAATTTCAAAAGCCGTTTCCGCCTCAATCCGTGGTGTTAACAATCCATTTTGGGGCAAAAAACATACAGAAGAAACGCGCTTAAAAATATCAATCGCCAAAAAAGAAGGGGTATAGCATGCCCCATACAACTATTCGTTTGGTTCCGGGTGTCGATACTAACAAAACGCCCACCCTCAATGAGGCGGCAATCTCCTACACCGATCTTGTCCGGTTCATGCCTGACAGGAGCGGGTACGGCCTTGTCCAGAAGCTTGGCGGCTGGACGCGGTATATTTCCAGTAGTTTTTCGGCTCCCATCCGCGCGCTTCTTGGCTGGAGCGACCTTGAGTACACCAAGTATCTAGCTATTGGCGGCGAAGGAAACGTAGGCGCTCAGGTTTACAACCAAGGTGACGGCTCCCTTACTGATGTGACGCCAAACATCCTTACTCAAGATATTACGGTAGGCACTACTTACGGCATAACGACACAAGCTGCATCTAGCTCCGTCACGCTGTACATGCCGCTGATACCAAGCGCGGCTTCTTACGTTTACTTCCCGACTATCGTAAATGTTGGAAACGTCAACCTTGTTGGCCCTTACGACATCGTGACAGTTGGCTCTGGGTTTTTGACATTTGTTGTTCCAAACATACAGACATACATCGCAAAGATCAGCGCCGTACCCGCTGGTGTGGATAGAACTGTAACGATTTTATTCCAGTCCGCGACTTATTTTAAAGTGGGTCAGGTTGTATATGTCAGCGGTGTAAGTAATTCAACGCCACCGGCCACGACTTTTGATGGCTCATTCACGATCACTTCTGTCACTGCAAATTCTATAACCTACACACAAACCGGCAACGCGAATGCCGCTACATCATATGGCGGATCGGTCGTTCCAGTGGTGACTCTTGGCGGGCTTCCGCCCAAGTTTAATACAACAGCATCAAGCAATACTGTTGTAGTTGATCTTGTTGCCCACGGTTTTTTTGTTGGCGACACATTCAATGTGCCTGTCCCAACAACTGTTGGCGGAGCTACAATTAGCGGCCTGTACACTGTTGCAAAAGCAAGCATTCCAGATCAGTTTGAAATTGTCCTGTCCCTTCCTGCAACATCCACAGCCAATGGTTATGAAAACTCCGGTAATCTGAGAGTGCAAAGCTTTGTTAGCATTGTCGGCGCTGATCAGGGCGACAACTATGTATATGACGGTGGCGTCTACAATGAGGGCCTATACGGCAGCGGTTACGTTCCATCCGCCTCTCTTGGAGTTTCTTTAGTAGCGACTGACTGGTCATTCGATAACTGGGGTTCTATTCTTGTCGCCAACCCCAAGAATGGTACGATCTATTATTGGCAGCCAGTAGGCGGTTCAGTTCAGAACTTGAGCTACATGCCAAATGCCCCGGTGTATAACACTGGCGCATTCGTATCCATGCCCCAGAGACAGGTCGTTGCGTATGGCTCCTCATTTGGAACCATTCAAGACCCGCTTCTTGTACGCTGGTGCGATCTGGAAGACTTCACAGTCTGGTTTGGCACCGCGAACAATCAGGCGGGCAGCTACAGAATACCTACCGGATCAAGGATTGTTGGCGGCTTTCAGGCGGCCCAGCAGACGCTTCTCTGGACCGACCTTGACCTCTGGTCGATGACATACATTGGTCAGCCATACATCTACGGCTTCAACAAGATCGGTGCCAATGCTGGCTTGATCGCACAGAAGGCGGCTTCCCAGATGGGCGGCGTTGTCTACTGGATGAGCCAGAAGCAGTTCTTCAAGTTCTCCGGGAATGGCGTTGAGGTGATTCAATGCCCCATCTGGGATCAGGTTTTCCAGAACTTCTATCCGGGCAATGATGACGAAGGAAATCCTTACACGGATCGTATTCGCTGCGCATCTAACAGCCAGTTCAATGAAATCACTTGGTACTTCCCGGCGCACTACACGAACAACATTGATCCCGCCACTGGCATTGCGCTGACAGAGTTGCAGATCGGGACCGGTGAAGTAAACGCATACGTTAAGTACAATGTCGCCCTGAACCAGTGGGATTACGGATATCAGCATCCTGATAATGCGGATGTCCTTGTCGGTCGTACTGCTTGGATTGACCAGTCTGTTCTTGGCTCGCCAATTGGCGCTGCCGCTGCAACATCTGTGGCTGGGGAGACAACAGGGTTCTACATCTATCAGCATGAAACGTCGAACAATGCTGATGGCGCTGCGATGGATTCCGGCTTCACAACTGGTTACTCAGCCCTCTCTGAGGGAGACCAGATGATGTTCATTGATCAGGTGTGGCCTGACATGAAATGGGGCTTTGTTGATGAGGCGAAGACAGCCGTAGTCAAGATCACATTCTATGTGACCAACTATCCCGGAGATGAGCCTATCCAGTACGGGCCTTATAGCGTCACTCAGGGAACGCAATACTTAAGCGTTCGCATGCGTGGCCGCCTTATTTCTATGAGCGTTTCAAGCACAGACGCTGACAGTTTCTGGAGAATTGGTGCCATTAGGTACAGGTATCAACCTGACGGAAAGTACTGAGGTAAGGCATGGCAAATCTAGATGATATTGTAACAGTACAAAAGAACGGCGTCATTGCGGTTAATGCGCTTGTTCAGGCACTGGACGCCTTCAAGACGATCTACGAAAGCTTTGTCGGCAACACATCCTCTGTTGGCCTGTCGGGTGATACACTCATCTCCACCAATGCTGGCCGCCTTGTTACCGTGTCTGTGATCACAGGAGTGGCGGGCGGGAAAATATACGATTCCGCTACTGTTGTGGACGCGGCAGACGCAAATGCGATCTACACGATCCCTAGTGTTGCCGGGGCGACAACTGTTAATTTCCCATTCTTCAATGGTCTGGTAATCAAGCCCGCGTCTGGCTCCGTTGTCAGCATTTCATATTCTGAGGGATGATCAGCATGATCAAGTCCGCGCCCACCAAGTCCATTGATAAGGCTCTCAGCCTTGCCAAGAAGGTCAGCGCCCCTGAGCCTGCCACTC